GCATCTTGCGCCAAGCTGAGCCATAGACTCTTGCATGCTTACCGCTAACCATCAATGCCACCCATGCTTCTGCCAATAGCGATAAGCATTGCACATTGATCCATAACGTCCTTTGATATATCTAAGAGTCCAGTCAATCTGACGATAGCCATCAAGGTCACGATACTTGGTGTTGCGCATCTGTCCTAGCCCATAGTGTGATCCATTGATTGCATTGATACGCCAATTAGATTCTTTAGTTATCAGCTGATTAAAGCATTGAAACTGCTTATAGTTAATGATCCTTGAATGTGCATAGAGCTTTAAATTATCTATGTCTGTCACTGCTTCCGCTGGTGTTGTGCCAACAACACATAGCACACCCAATAGCACCAGACTTCGCCTGCGAGCTATCCGCCTCAGCGGCTCGCCAGCGAGTATGGAGCGTAACGCCTCAGTCAAATACCGCGCAAGATTGAGCGTGGTCTTGGGCGTGTTCAACACCCTGTGGATAACGCCTGTGGATAACTTATTCATAACGACAACCCTGCAACCTTGGCATCATCTACGACTTTGATACCCATGGCTCCACATCCTAGACATGTGCTGAACCACTCATGAAGCGTTAGCTCTGACGTCTTACGGATGCCATGACGTTGCTTCGCTTTGCCATAGAGCTTTGCGCATATCGAGCAATCAAATTCAAGTATTGGCATGGATGGATTTCCTTAATGTCTCAATGGGTTGCAAGTTAATCTGACTGACCCAATAACCGCCTTGAGCTGATTGAAACCTTGGACGCTTTGCAACGCCTACTGGTATCCAGCCCATGATGTAATAGGTCGGACTTTCCCCAACGCATAAGACGGCAATGTCAGTGTCACGATCATCTTCGCTAATGATGAGATGACCGCGTTTATGTGGCGTTTGTTTGACTTCAATGGGAACACCCAAAGCAATGACATCTGGCTCATTCTTGAATGTATTGACTGTTGGCACAAAATCCTCAACGCCAAAGTATTTAGCGACTGCCATCTCAGCTCCGACAGCTTCACTGTGGATGACAACGGCATTGTGAAAGTTGCCACGTTCTTTGATGCCCTTGGGATTTGAGCCATAGCGTGATTCTCTAGCTAGTCCGGCAGTGTGCGCAATGATTTCATCTTCACGCGATAGGCGCACCATAATCATCTGCACTCCGCACAAAACCAAATTATCTTTTCGCCGCCGTAACCCTTTTGATAACCAAAATCATCAAATTTGACCAGCTTGGAGCATTTGTCACATTGCTCGACTTTGTAGGTTGCAATGATTTCGCCATCTTCCATGAGTGTGCATGTCATGGTGCGCGGATTGATTATCTCAATTGGGCCGCTCATAGCTGTGGCTTCCATTTGCCATCGCTACTTATGATTAGCCAATTCGGATCACACTGCTCCGGCTTGCGTTCAATACAGCTGTAATTAGCCCAAGGCTTGCCAGTCTTTGCAGTGCCTTCTCTAAATACACGCTTGCCATGCTTGCATTCTTGCAATGAATCCGGTGTGCCAGCGGCATCAACTTGTTCTTGCGTCTTAAACGATGGCACTTCACCAAATTTAGTTGTCCAATAATCGTAGTCAAGGTCAGTCTTTGCAACCTTGGCTGGTAGAGCTTCAATCTGCTCCATCGTTTCGCGAGTTGTGCGCTCTGCACCGCCCATCACAAGTTGCATAACTCGAAGAATTGCGGATGTGCATGTGTCCTCGACAAACCAGCGTTTCATGTTTTGGACGTATGCGCCCTGATAGCCGTAAGCGTAATCAACGCCCGCTGGATAAATATCGTCTGCATTGCGATAGGCAATTGCCTTGACTAGCACATAACCCTTTTCAGCATTGAATTCAACAATTTCAGCGTGAATCTTGCCGGTTGGATAAGTTGCTATCCAGCGATCTGTCCGGGCTCTAGCGGCCTCGTAGCCGTCTAGGAACCCCATTAGCGCACCGCCTGACCTGATGCATGGCGGCCAACGGCTTTGCCGCGCTGGTAGCCGTCTTTGTGACCTTCTTTGTATCCGACCGCATAGCTGCAAATCGCCCATAAAATGCAAGCCACTAACATGAATAAAAACAATCCAATTTCACCTGACGTCATTTTCTTGCTCCCGATTCTGAGAGCTGCGTACCAGCTCCCGAATTACAGAGTGACACGCATAGCCGACAAATTCAAGATTCCCGCGTGGCAGGCGGCGTGTCGCTTACAGTTCTTGGCTTTGACTTCAATCCGTTTCCGGCCAAGACGCCACCTAATGAACCAGTTAGAAAGATAGCCAACGTCTTGAGCAAGTCAATGAAAGCTGCATCGTTTGGAGCTTGGGCCGAAATTGGCTGAGTAACAAAGATGAGAGCGTAAGTGATGCCAATTGTGACAATGAGAAAGACCATTGCAAGTGTTGTGCCAATGATAAGAATAAGCTGGGCATGGACTTCTTCTGGACTACGGCGACGTTGTGGCCGATGGCGATAATGATCCAATGACATCGCTAGTGCAGTTTCCCAATGGGATGCATTGCGGCTTCTGGCATTCCGGCTTTTCCCAGTTTTTGAATTCTTGGCATTCATAGCGCGTCCATCCCTGATAACCACACGCGGACAGACTTAGCGAAAGGATTAAGACTAAGCCTGCCGTGCGTAGCCTCGGAATCACTTCTGTGTTGATCCGAAAGCGGAATCCGCTGGATTGAGCCAACGCAAAACAACTGGCACAACAGCTGCCACGCCACCCATTGCCATTTGCTTCCAATCTCCACCAGCCATATAGACGGCCAAAGCTGCTGCTAGATACGAGCGCAACCATGATGCCGCAATTGCTTTTGCTTTATCCATTATTTTCCTCCTGTTGGTCGGTCTGGTAAATCACCAGAAAACGAGTCATAAGCTGGTCGGCCGTAACCGATAACAAATGACTTTGCTCCCAGAGTTCTCGATTTGACCATGACTTCGCCACCATTGCGCTGATTGCCACCGCTTGATGTGTTGCCTTCTATGGTCACGACCTGTTTCTCAGATGCCCGAATGACTAAACCGATGTGATTTATTGTTTCTTTGTCGTCAATAATAAAATCAAAGAAAACAAAATCACCAATCTTAGGCGTTTCATGCCATTGTTTGTTTTTCTTGAATGCCTCAGCTCCGGCTTTGGTACTGACGACATTCGGCACTTTAACTCCAGCTTGATTAGCGCACCAATTTAAGAAACTTCCGCACCATGGCAGCTTGTCGGCCTTCATGTGCTTGCCATATTTTGTCTCGTTGTCTCCAGTTTCAGCTGTGCCAACTTCGGCCAACGCAACCTCAATCAATCGCGGCAATGTGCCTTGTGGAAAGTTACTCATTGACCACAATTTCTGGCTGTGGTGGACAAATAAATTGCCCGTCTTTGTACCACCATCCCGGAGATGGCTCTGGTACTACATCGTCAATCTCAATTGCTGTTGGATAAAATTCTGCAACAAATGCATCATCTGCAACAATGCAATTGACAACAACTTCATTTTCAATAACTGCAAATCTGCTATGCATAATATGAAATCCTAACTATTCCGTCTGATCCGTTGCCACCAGCTGCACCTGTTGTTGAAAGTGCAGAAAGACCGCCGCCACCGCCTGAACCTGTGTTGGCCAGTGCAGCACCGCCTGTTGTGTCTGTTGCTGAGACAACATTTGATGCTGTGGCTCCAATTCCTGCGCCGTATGGTGCTCCACCTGCTTGACCAGTTATTGTGGCTGTTGCGCCGCCGCCACCGCCGCCGCCACCGCCTAAACCATCAATGCCAAGTCTGCCAATTGTTGTGCTTGATGCTCCACCAGTACCGCCGCCGCCACCTTCTGAACCTTGAGTAGATAGATAGTTTAAAGCTGTGTTAGTCGTATTAGCTATGATAAAAGGAAACGCACCTGATCCACCGCCGCCTAGTGCGTTAGCTGAAGCTGAACTAAGAGCCGCGCCACCAATACCAGCGAGCGTTTGAGTAAGTGTTGCAGTTACACCAAAATCGGAAGCATTTGAACCACCACCACCGCCGCCGCCAAATGAGCGAATAAGTGTGTTGCCTGATAAAACGATTTCAGAATATCCACCATTACCACCTGCTGCGGCTATTGCTCCACCGGTGCCTTTGGCACCGATTGTTACTGTGTAGCTTGATCCGGGTGTAGTTACTAATTGCTGACGCTTTACAGCACCACCGCCGCCACCGCCACCTGCCGATGCTCGAGTATTAACAGAATTATCAACACCACCACCACCGCCACCTGCGCCCACGACTAGAAATTCAGCTGTGTACACACCTGCTGGACATGTAAATGTGCCGGATGATGTAAATTCTTTAACAATAAATGTTGGTCCGGGAATCCGTGTAAATGCCATTATGTTAGCTCGCTTCCAAATACGGCAAAAGATAGATTTGCTGTTGATGCATACACTCGGATTTTGTCTGTTGAATCCATAGTTGCGCCAATTGTAAATGCGACATAACCATTGCCGCCAATGGTCAAGTCATAGGCCATGTAGTCTTTGTTCGCCGTTGCAGCTCCATTAACTGAGATTGAAATGCGAAAGGTTGCATCTGTAGCTGATCTATTAGCAACCGATAAAGTAGAGGCCACAACCTGAGTTGATGCCGGTACTGTGTAAAGGTCGGTCTCAGTCGTTGCCGCGGGTGCGACCTGCCCGAGTACCTTGTACGTTGTTGTCATTTTTTAAGCTCCCATCAGTAGTAACGGACTAACTATTGCATCAACGGCTAACTGGATTGCATAAGTAGTTGAGTCAATTTCATCTCCAAGCGTTCTCATGTCGAGAGCACCATTTTTGACATAGCCGGTGTTGTCCGGTGTTGTCCAGCCATAATTCGGCGTACTAGCCATTATTTGTCTCCTTAGTAGAAATCATCAAATGTGTTCCATGTTACTGTCGGATCAACGTCATCCCATATCAATGCCGCATCAACATCTTGCCAACGTGTTGGTGTTACTGAGTAAGCAACATCCGAGCTATCAAATGTCACGCTCATTTGAACATTGTTAAAGCTAAACGTCCAGCCTTCAACAAATCCAAAATAAGTTGTGTTCTTGATAGCTATTGGCAAATTGTCAATTTCAATTGCTGTATCCATGGAGATTGCTAAAAGCGCATCAATGTCGGCATCTGTGACCAATGGCGAATCAAGTGGAATGGTAAATGATGACAATGATGTTCGCGGATAAGCTCTCAGGGTGATGTAGCGGTCGGCCTGAACCTGCGCATCTGCTGCGTTTTCAAGCTCGGTTGTGACTGATCCAGCAACTAGATTGTAAGTGGCAATAGATGTGGCATCTGAGGCCGTTTTTTGGGCGTTAGCCTTGTAGCTCAAGATAATTGAATTCATAATATCCGACAATGTTTTTTGGCTTGCAAGGCCGCTAAACAAAATGTAATCGGTTGGAATGTTTAAATAGCCGTATGTTCCGACAGCTAGAAATCTGCGTGATTCGTTAGCAAATCCAACTGTGCCAGTCGGTGTCTCGTAAATGTAGCCAAAAGCCTGTGTGGCGTAAGTTGAAGCCAATGAGTAGGCATCCGATGGATTAGCTGCGCGGACTGTAAATTCATACACCGGCGGCGTATCAACCGAATCAATAGTCACGCCTGCATCGTCAAAAATACGGGTCATGCGTGCATCATCAAATTCTTTGGGAAAAGCTGTATCGCCAATAACCTTGCGTGCCATTTGCGCAAATGTCGAGAGTGCAGAAATTGTTTGAATTGCCACAATCCCATTTGCACCGGCAGCTTGAACGCTATTTGCCACATTTGAAATAATGCCTGTAAATAAAGTGACTGGGAATCCGGCTGAATCCTCAACAGTTATGACAACGCTGTGATTCATGTCAAAGCCGTAATTTTGATTTGTTGCGTTTAAAATGTTAATAATGGCATAACCGGCTCGCGATTGCTCCCATACTGTTGTGCGACCAAATGACACAGAAACATTCCACAAAGACTCACCTGTGAAATCAATGCCATCTATAGTCACAGTTGGGTTGGGAGCCCATGTCATGTTGCCGCAACCAATCGTGATCCACCAAGATTGTCAAATGTTCCAGAAAGACTAGCTTCGTTATTAAGTATGTTCACAATCGTTCGAGCTGTACCAATTGGATCAATAGCACCATTCACAGTCAAATTGATGGTGGGAGCAGCTGCGGCAGCTGCGGCAGCTAATCTTGCTTCATTTTGTGAGTCTGTGAACCCACCGGCTCCAGCTGCGGCTTTAGCTGCGGCTTCTGAAATACGAGCCCAATTCTGAGCATCATTATTTCCAAGAAAACCGCCGCCCATTGAACCATTCAAATTTGCACTGTTGCCGCTTCCGCTTCCGCTTCCGCTTCCGCTTCCGCTTCCGCTTCCGCTGCCGCTTCCGCTTCCGCTTCCGCTTCCGCTGCCGCCATTTGAAATTGCGCCAGGTGTGCCACTTGATGCAAAACTTCCGCCACTTTGCCCAATTTTTCCAAGATAAGGAATGTCTTTGCCAAAATTGATTAAATTCAATCCTCGAATGACAAGGTTTATACCATCAATTGCCGTGTTAAGTAATGGCTTTATCGCTGCCAAAACTCCGGCAATTACATCTAAAACAACACTGGCAATTTTACCAATGACTTGAAAAGCTGCGCCCATAACACTTGCAATAATTGGAGCAGCCACTTTGACTACTTCAAAAAATGACTTGAATTCATCTTTATTTTCAATAATGGCATCTTTAATAAAATTGAATCCAATTTTTAATCCAGTCAAAATTGGTGTCAAAATCTTGCTTAAAAGTGGCACAAAGCTAGTTTGAATAAATTCAAAAAGTGCTGCAAATGCTGGACCAAGTGTTTTGCCTAAAGTGTCTGCTAAACCGCTTATTGCAGGTATTACAGTTTCAACCAAATTTTCAACCAAAGGTGTTAGGGCATCAAGAACGTATGATCCGACAGTTTCTTTTGCTTCACCAAATGCGACATTTAATCGCGCCATTTTGCCTGCAAAAGTGTCGGCATACACGGCAGCCTGATCTTTAAAGGTAATTGATAAAGCTTTTGTGGCTTCATCAAAATCTTTTGATTTTAAAATACTCTCAGAAACACCGCCGCCCAATTTTTTAAGTGCAGACAGATTTCCGTCATAACCTTTTGCTAGTGCATTTGATGCCGCTTCTAAACTCACTGTGCCACCCGCTGCAATATCTAATGCTAATGCTTGCAGTCTTTGAGCCTCTGAAATATCTTTTGTTGATCTCAATAATCTTTCAAAACTTGGACGAAGCTCATCATCAGTTTTACCAGTTAATAAAGAAGTTTTCAGAATTTGTTTTTCGACAGCTGCAATTTGAGCTGTGGTAGCACCAGTAACATTTTGTAATGTTGTTGCCAATTTAGCCTGTGCAGCTTCGTCGGCGATAGCTGATTTAACGCCGTCAATTAGAAGCTTGCCAGCATAAGCGGCGGCGGCTGCACCGGCAACCGCAAACGCTAAACCGGCTTTCTTACCAAAATCAGAAACTCTAGAACCAAAGCTTTCAATTTCTTTTTGACCACCAGCAATACCTTTTTTTAATTCATCAAAATCAGCATCGAATGTAATCTTTACTTTTGGAATTCCAGCCATTATTTTAGCCTCAAATCATTGATAATTCCTTTAACAACCGCAATGTATTCTTTTGCAACAATAGGCGTGTAATAATCAACGGCATTGTTAATCCAGTATCCTGATTTATTTGCGGGAGCTTTAAATCTGTTAGTGTATTTGCGACCAGCTGTATCCACACCAGCGTGTGATCCATATTCTGAACCCCATAACAATGCACCAGCTGAAGCTGCACTACGCCCTACATTTTTGCCTTTTCCGCTTTTGCTTGGTCTGCCACCATAGGGTCTGCCGACTTTTTTTGGACCGCCTAAATCAACATGAATTAATCTATCTCTAGGAGTAAGCATTGATTCAAGTACCAATTTAGTCTGTGGAGTTGGTGAGCTGCCGCCAAACATCATAAGTTGTCCGGCAAGTCTTTTAGATAGTGGTTGCGCTGCATCCCTGACCCGGCCTTGAGTTTCCTTGTCCAATTTATTCAGAGTAGAAATCAAATTCTTTAGCTCGTATGGCTCTACTTCTATGCGAAATGAGCCTTGACCCTTTGTCGCCTTAAACGCCATTTCGCTTCTCCAATATCTCAATTGCAGTAAGAATATCTTCTGCGCTTTGCCACTCGCTCATCGGTATTTGAGTTGCTATTGCTAACTCAACAATTAAACGATTTAAGCTTCCGCGCTTATGGCTTTTGGGTCGCCATCTCCTGTGCTTACATCTGTAACTGTTTCCATCCATATTTCAAACGGCTTGACTGGCTTCCCAGCTGATTCGCGTTTCATGGCGTGATAGGCCAAAAATAACAAATCAGCAATTCCCAGCTTTTCTTGCAGCTGTTGAATCGTGAAGCCAGTCTTTGTCTCCCATTTCGCAAATTCTGGTGGTTGTGCCAGATAAGTTTCAGATTGACTGTTGCCGTATTCGATAGTGATTGGTAGTTTCATTTAGCTCCCGAT